GAGCAAGTTCACCCGCAAGATCGCAAGCGCTACTACGGGAGGATAAAGTGACCTCGCTGGAACGCACCTGCGAACTACCGGGCTGCCTCAGCGAAGGCGAGGACAAGAAGGCCGTCGGGAGGTTTCAGGTGTACGACGGCAAAACACCGACACTGACCCGGCCCGCGGATATGTGTCAGGGCTGTCTTGACTACTCGAAGAGTTGTGGTCTGGAACCTGCAGAGGTTCCCAACGGGGCGTGTTAGGGGTTGTGCTCCTGGGACTACTGCCTTACACTTCTTGGTGCGCCGGGCATAGGCGCGACAGATAGGGGAGACCCGAATCTGCATGTGCATAAGAAAAGGCCGCCCTCGTCAGGCGGCCTTTCTTATTCCTACCTGTTGCGCCGGCGCGAAGCCTTTGCAATCTTGCGCTTCACCTTCCGACGTTTCGCTGCAAACTTCGACAGCGGTGTCGGTACGTGAAGGTCCACGTGCGTCTCCTGCCGACCCGCTAACTCTTGTAGGGCAGCCGAACGCAGGGATTTCGGAACAAGATCATAATCGCTACGATAGACCGTCTCTACAAGGCTGAGGTCGACGACGAGGTGACCCGTCACCGAGTTCATTGTACCCTCCCTTGTATATCGTTGCCTCCGTTCGCCAGAGGATCATATTAGTGGCGGTTTGGTATCCGAAACCCCCACAAAAACCCCCAATTTTGGGGTATACCTGGGTATTACCTGGGTTGTTTTAACCCCGCCTGGGGTAAACGGCGAGGGTGTAAAACGGGTCCAAACCACCCCTAAACCCCCACCTCCCGTTGCACGTACCGATAGGCTTGATTTCCGGAGCGCCACACCTTTCCGGGTATGGGTTCGCGGTACCAGCCGTGACTTTCCATCCACAGGTTCACGGTGCCAGAGTCGCAGACCCAGTGTTCCCACCGTTGCAGCCAGGTGTACCCAGACAATGTAAGGTACCGACCGTCGACGACGGACTGCCGCACTCCGGAATTGTCCGTATAAACAGGCCTGCGCCTTCGCTCTGTCTTGTGCCAGCCAGAGCATTTGTATACATGCCCGGTATGACCGGCACCCTCGTCCGAATAGGTAACCAGGACAGGCCATCGACCGCGGTCTATAAGTCTCCTCATTTGAATACGGAGAGGCTTAGAAACGTGCCGCAGTAGACGTTCCTCCCTTGGCACCGCAACCATTCGGGATAATGCTAGCACGCCCTGCGGTGCTTCCGGACAAACAGACTTTGCCGCGCCCAGGGCTGGAGGCATCCAACTGTACGCCGCTACCAACCTATCCTGCTCGTACACGCCAAAACAGTAAGCCGAGTACGACCCGGCAGTCTTGTAACTGTGGTACCGTTGACACAGATCCAAGATCTCCAGCTGGTCGCAGACTCGAATATCCATTAGAACACCCAATGTGTAGCCGATTGTGGCAGAATCACGTGCAGTGCGTTACTTGCACGCGTCACGCCCACATACTGCACTCGATGCTCAGAATCAGGGTCAATACGAGCACCATAAGTAACCCGTTCCGAGATATCGCTCTTGAGAACGACGTTGTCCGCCTCCGCCCCCTTGACACTGTGCACAGTGCCGATCCGCACCCTCCCCGGACCGTGCAGCTTTTCCCCTCCCTGTCGTAATGCTCGTATGTATTCACGATCACTGGGACTAATGTGTGGCAGACCCTGCATCCAAGGAACTTCAAGGGCCTGTTCCGAGTATAGGTCCTCCCACTTCACGACGGGCGGCAGCTTCTTCGGCTGGCTAACCGCGAACTGCAACATCGATCGCACTTCGCTACGAGTCACCTCCTGCCCCTTACGCAGACGTTCATAGGTGACAGCCGCCCGAACTGGGGGCAGGGTGTAGGACCACTCCCCGTCCGGAAGGGTGTATACAACCCCCTGGGACCGAGCCAGCCCGCGGTATTCCTCTAGTTGGTAGTTGGACCGAGCCAGCAATAGCCACGTCTCTTTGCCACGAAGATCTAACGTACTGACCTCATTCCGGAAGGTCACAACACCTTCCACTTCCTGACCTTCTTTATCCTTTCGTGGGCGAAACTCTTTTGGCACTCGGTGCTTCGCTCTACTGATGATGTGGTCAGCCAGAGCCTTAACCTTCCGGGGTAGGCGATAACTCTGGGGAAGGACTGTTCGCTCACCCAGGAACCGACCGAGGGCTGTAGCGTCGGCTCCAGACCACGCGTAAACAGCTTGATCGTCATCCCCGGCCAAGACAACCCGAGGCACATCCTTAGCTACTCGGCGGAGAAAGGACCAAGACGCCCGACTGGTATCTTGAGCCTCGTCTACGAAGAGCAAGTCGACGGGCAGAACACCCTGCGCTCTATCGATCATGTCGTGGAAGTCCCACAGAGCGTTGGCGCTCTTGAATTTCTGGAACTGGCGTATGGTGTCCTGTAAAACCGGAAGCGTGAGGTCGGGAAGCATGGCAGCCCTCCATTCTTTCTCCACCTCCGTCTCGCGCGACCGAGACAGGTTGTGCAACGCCATAACTTTATCCCCGAGGGTACCGTCCCAAACTGGTTCCTCGTGACCAGCCGCAGCGAACGGCATGCCGACGATGTCCGCGAAGATCTGCCAATGTTTGTATTGGAACACATCGTCACGGTCAAGATCCAGAAAGTGATACGCCAAAGAGTGGATGGTCCTGAAGTATGGAAACTCTTCTAGATCTTTACCTAACCTGACCGCTACCTCCCGAATGGCTCTTCGGCTGAACGAGACGAAAGCGACCCGTTCCATCGAGCCGCCATCATTCAGATACTTCTCGAGCATGCCTAGTAGACGGGTCGTCTTGCCAGTACCCGGCGGTCCTAGAATAATTTCGACTTTACGGGACACTTCAGGTGCCGAATTCCTTGTTAAGGATCGTCTGGAGGTTCCTTAGTGCCGTTGTGTCTACAGGATCGGATGTATATGACTTGTAAATCTCGTTCGCGATACCACTGATCAAGCTGTGCGCCTGTGAACCAAGGAAGGTCCGGATGGTTTCTAGCGATGCGTCACGAAGGCCTGTTGGCGGGAACAAGAGCATCATGACCCCGCCACGGTGGTCCCTGTCTTGGGGCAGCCGGACAACACGCATCGCAAACTTCTTCTCTGGCGCCCCCTCGCGGTTCACCAGAGTGTCTAACTGCTTTGCAAGGTCCGGAAGGCGCTCGAGCGCCCATTTCTCGTTCACGACCCAGTATCGTTCGCCATGGACGTCTTCTATGATTCTGACGAGTCCGTTTTCGGGGATCTGCATGTGAGCTCCTATGCGACCCGTCTGGGCCACGGCATGATGTATTCCGGCGGGTCGTCGCCTTCCGTCTGGAAAACCTCGTACTGGACGCCTTCGTGTTTCCGAGTGTCGCCGCTGAACAAGACGCGGATACCACGACCGCAGTCGATACACCTTCCGCCACGCTCTAGATCTTCCTGCATGCGAAGTGCGTGCAGTAAAATCATATCTGGCGCACCACAGAACATACACGGCACGTGCCGTACCTCTGTCGCCGTTCCAGCGTTATCGACCGTGTTGTTCTTCATGTATCGGTCGATAAACTCTTCCCTTGTCCGGGGTAGTTGCTTGAGTTCAGGCACGGACAGGCCTGCGGGCGTGGAGCATAAACAGGTCGCCACTTCGGTTCTCGTACGGAAAGACCTTACGCCACTGGGTCCACCCGTAGAAGTTCCCGGACCAACCATTATTCTGACTGGCTTGAGCAACGTGCTCGAACGGGGACCAGTGGCCGGACTTGACAAGCTTGTCGTGGAGGGCGATATCTTCCTCGACGGCTGTTGCCACGCCCATGTTGGTATAGGATGTCCGTGCGCAACGAGCCACCGCAACGCGGATCCGATCGTTGAGCGGTAAGTCGCTAAGGTCACCGGCGAACGGAATGTGCCAGTCGCCCGCATGACGCGTCACAGGTGTGCTTGTGACGTACTGGTGGAGCATCAGATCCGCCAGGTACTGAAATTCCGGCTGGGCGTCTGGATGAGACCGGAGGTGGAAGAAGTTCTCGAACTCGGTCGCGGTGACCAGCGTGGTCATGTGGGCAAATGGCTCTAGTACGCGGTTCGCGACTTGTTTATGGCAACCAAGGGACGCCAACTGTTCGGCGTATCCGCAAGCCGAATCTGCGGCGCGTAACCAAACCTCCCGAGCCACCTTCTCCTGCTCTGGCGTAAGGACCTCCCCGGCTTGCATGCCTGGCTTGTTCAAGCCCCACTCCACCGGGCGTGCCGGGTCCCGACGAACAGCTTCGATCATCTTGCGAATCGGAATGGCTCTGGACGACGCCGCGTTGCGGGAAAACACGCGGTGCGTCATTAACTCACTGTGAATGAATCGCGGGTACGTCAAGAGGAACGTTGTAATCCTGGACCGCATCCCGAAGTTGTAACTGTCAAGAATGATTGACGCGTTAATCATTGGCGGCAGCTCCCGGAGCATTTCCTTTGTTTGGGCGATGTTTCTCTCCCGGCGTTCGGGAGACATCTGCTGTCGAAGACTCTCGAATTTCTTTGGCACTAGAACGCCTCCATGGACTCACTCGACGCCTGTGTGTTGGCTTCAGCCACGCGAACTTCGTCCTCGGCTGGTGCGGGGATGTACCATACATTCGTGCCGCGCCCACCCAGGTTAACGAACTTCTTCTCCCCGCCCTTTCGCTTCAGTAGCTCCCAGACCATCTGCGGCGACTTGTATGGGATGCGCCGGGCGTTGAGATAGTTGAACATGTCCATCGACCGAAAGTAGATCATGTTGTCACCCATGTCGCGATACGGCACACCGAGCGTTATCTTAGACAACTCGGTGGCCGTTACAGTCTGGGTGAGGAACATGACGATATGTTCCCAGAGCTGCCCCAGGGGCGAAGCGTCCTCCGGTAATGGTACGATATCCGCCGTTGGCAGGATGTCGTTAAGGAACTTCAGCCACCGCACAGGGGTCATGTGGACCGGGATAACGTTCGCTTGGCTGATACAGGCCCGGTTGAATTCGTCGCGGCTGTAGAGCTGCGCAGTGGTGACCAGTACGCGCTTCCCTGCCACTTCCATTGCAAACAGGGGCTCGTCGCCGTTGGATGTCTCGTAGCGGGTAAGGGCGCCGATGGCAAACCCCCTGGCGTCCACGCTGTCGGTTTCCCCTACACCGTACATGCGCGTACGGCAGACTCGTCTGTTGCAGCACGAGTTGATCGGCGGGACCGTGCACTTGTAACTGTACTGCTTCTTATTCACCTGCTTGATTAGGTCTGTTACCTCGGTGGACAACAGACCAGCCATCTTCTGGTTGACCGCGTCGACCCTCTTCTGCCAATCGTCAGGGTATCGCTTTCGGAGGTAGACAGTTGCACTAAACATGCCCTCTTTCTTCGTGCCCTGAACAAACCCACCCTTGGATTCGATCATCTGAAGGCACGGCGGACCTTCGAAGAAAATCGTCTCATCATTAGACGGCCCCGAGACGTGACCCATCTGCTCGGCCGTCTGCCGCAGAGACTCAGCATAGTCCAGAAACTCGAGCAACCCGATTTCTCTCCCATCCCGGATCGCGAAGCGATTAGTCGCCTGAGCGTTGAAGTAGGGGAGATTAATCCAGTTTCCGATATCGCTTTCGTTATAGCGTTCGGCCTGCTTGGGGAATTGCTCGGTTGTATCTGACATGCCAAGCATGGCGGTCCATTCTTCCAACCTGTCCCGCATGGTAACTGCCGGTACAGGCTCAGAAGTGAAACAGTAGAAGTGACCGCCGCCGCTCTTGGAGCGGCACAGGACCAACGGTAGGCCTAACTCTCGAACACGAGCTTCGGCCTTTACGTGATCCATCGTCTTGTTGTCGTAGTCGATCGCTCCGAAATACACCGTGTTGTCCTCTCGGAGCATAATTACACCAAGGCCTCCACCTGCGCCGTCGAGATGGGCCTGGTATACCTTATCCGTCGCCTGACCTCGTAAGGTCTGGGCCTTGCCGATCGCTTTTCCGTCTGCGGCTGTCCCACGAATAAGAAACGTGCCGTAGGCCTTTTGATAGCCGGAGAACAAAGCTGCAAACCGACGAACTGCTTCAGGTGAGAGTTCCACGTCGATTATCTATGCGGTACGGGAGGGAAGACCACAACAGGCAAGGAGTTTCCGGGTCCTTGCCTGTTGTAGTCCGTTCTAGTTACAGCGTGCCGGGAAAGTACCTGCCCCGATATTCACGCCCCACCGCAACTAGAACGGCATGTCGTCGTCTTCGTCGTTCTTCCCCGTCTTCGAGGACCCACCTTCGCCACCGACGTCGATGTCGTCGTACCCTTCTGCAGCCTGCGCCTTGACCGTGCCGCCCTCGACCGCCAGGCGGAAGTCACGCGCCGCAAGAAACAGGTTCGCCGCGCCAGGGAATCCTTCCACCGGCTTGCCACCCTCGTACTTCAGGAGCGGCTGGTCCTGCTTGATCCGGAGGCCCATCCACTCACCCAGAGCGTTCGACTCCGGGATGGTTGTGATGTGGTAGCAGAATCCGTGCATCGGCGCTTTGTACGAGCCTTTCCCATCCGGCATCGGCAGACGTGAATTTCGGATGATGGCGTTCCACGTCCGCGACTTCTTCATCTGCGTCGACGTGAATGGGTACGCCACCGGCTCGAAACTTCCCGCGTCTTCCTTGGTCCGGAAGACGAGGAGGTAGTACAGGGCGGCGATGGTCAACTCCTTGCCGCCCCAGTCCGGGTTGATCGAACCCGCCGGTCCCTTCAGATCCGCCGGCGTGATGTCCTTCTTCTTGTCGTTCTTGGTGCAAACCTTCAGGATCTCCAGAGCATCCTTGAGGGGGATTTGTGCAACGAAACCCCCCACCCCCTCCCCGCCGCGCGGCGTCCAGAGCGTTGCCTGCTTCTCGAAGAAACAGGGCACGACGAAGATACCCTCGTCGCCGTCATAGATCGCGTTCGTCGCCGAGTTGAAAAACGACCCTTCCTGAGCACCGTCGATGTACTTCGCGTTCTTGGCCTTGACCTGGGGGCTGTTGGACTGCAACACCCGCATGAAAGGCAGTGCAACATCACCCTTCTCGAAGTTGTCCGGCTGCTCCGAGTCGGCCATCACCAGCGCCTCGAAATCTTCCATCGTCTTCACAGCTGTGGAGCTACGAGGGACGATCGCGACGCCGGTCGCTATCTCTTCTTTCACTTCAGCCTCGACCGTCTCGGCGGCGGACGGTTCTTCGAAGGCTTCGCCGCGATCTGCGACGGGTGTCTCAACGGGAGCAGCCTGGCTGCTTGGTTTGGCTTTTGCCATGTTGGGTCTCTGAAGGTTATTTGATTTTCGCAATCGGGCCGACGTACAGGGCGAACGGGGCGATGGGAATTTCCTCCAACTTCCCATCCTCTTTGAGTTGCTTGAAGTGCGAGTTCAAGCTCGCCGGGTGAATGGTTTCGTCCACTGAGGCGGCGACGCTGAACTCTTCGCGAAGGAGTCCGACGATACGGGATGCCAACTCCGTTTCACCTTTGCCCAGGGACACGGACACCTCGGTCTTGATCAGACCGGGCCACTTGTTACGCACGATATCGATCGCCTCCATGCGGCGATTCTCCAGTACCGTACGATCTTCGCCCTTCGCCTTCTCAATAGAGCTTAGGGCTGGGATGTGACCACTGACGACCTCGTCGATCTTCACAGATCGACCAGAGGCAGTCACAAAGGAACTCACCCCAGCCTGCTCCATTGCGGTAGGCAAGAGTTCTTTCTCGATGGAGCTACGCTCTGCCTTCTTGGCGAGGACAGCAGCCTCCATCCGCTTGATGTCGCCGCCCAGAACATCCCACTTGGCGACGAGGTTACTGACTTCCTTCAGTGCCGGCGAATCTGGTACCTGGGTACCGTGATCTTGTGAGTCGGCGAGAAGGTCGATACTTTCGAGGTTAGGCTGTGGCGCGGTCATCCTCTTCCAGGGTTTGAGGGTCACTAAGGTCAACGATCACGGGAACGTACTTAGCACCCTTGTCCGTCCTGGAACCATCCGGGTTGCGAAACCTTTCGTAGCGCAGCCACCTAAAGCGCCAGATCGGTTCCTCCTGGTTGATAAGGATCATACCGGCAAAGACAGCGGCAAGAGTATCCCCGCCAGCCCAGACCAAGTAGTCGATCTCAGGATCGAACGACGCCAGACGGTCCTCCATCACGTTATAGCACGTATTTGGATTGAACGTCGGCGAATCGCTCATAGGCAACACAACCTGAACCTCGCCGTGCTCGTACAGGGGCTCGAGGTTGATTGGCGCCTTCCGGCGGCTTACCGTCGGTTGTGCAATGAGATAGACAGTGGGACGGCGAACTTCTGAAACTGTCATTGTTGTGTGGTATCCTTCGTGGGTGCGGCAGGTAACCTAATGTACCTGCGGGGTTTAGACCTCACAAGGGCAGCCCAGGGCGCGGAACAGACCAACGGCATCGAAATTCCCCCGCCAAACTCTGTCCGCAAACGCGACGGCGTTACGAGACCGTACCTCTTGAACCCATTCGTGCTCACAGGTTGCCCGCCAAAAATACCAGTCATTCTGGCCGACCCGCATGAGAATGCCTGCAGGGACCCTGTTCAGAGCTTGCCGTCGGAGAAACATTGGCTGCTCCGGCTTCAATTTCGGTATCCCACCCCGGACGAACTCACGGTCGTCGGGTTCACAATACTTCAACTCAAGCCATCCGGAGATGGATGTGCGAATATCCGTCCAGAACACGTCAGACATACCTGGCGGATGGACCACCTCGAACCGCTCGGCCGCTACCCAACTCGGCAGTTTCTGTTCGAGGAATTTCCAAACTCTTGACTCACGCACGAGGTTTCCTCCCGAACAAGGATTCCCAGATATAATATCCGCACTCCCTGCACTTCTTTTGCTTCTCCCCGGCCTTGTGTCGTTCTTCGGCGTCTGCGTGCCACTGTACGTATCCCATAGCCCGGTTCTCACGACCACCTGGGTGCCATTCGCACGGCTGGTCTGGCAGGCGCCTGTACGGCACTTGTTTCATGTCCCTGCGACTTCCTTTGCCTCGTCTCATTCCCGAACCGTCTCCACACGAACTGGCTTACCGCAGGTGCTGCATCCCATATCCCCGTCCTTCCGGTCAACTAGTGGGACGCCGGGGTGGTCTACGCACCTGTTGTACAGCCGTCGGGTTGTAGGCACCTTGGCAACCGCCCAGGCGGTTTCTAGCCCGACCATTGTACGTCGCCAAAAGAGCGGCGGTTTGTGATTCGCATCTAGCAGGACCTCAACGCGGGTCCACTGAGAGACGCCGCCAAAATGGACGTTTGCCGAGTATCTTGCAACGTCAAAGAATCCTGTAAGATCAGGACCGTCTGCGGGCGTACCTTCTGGCGGTTTTGTCCAGACCAGATCTTTCATAACGCCTCTCCCCAGTTGCGGCCGGTCGCTACGTCCACGACGATTGGAACCTCGAGCGGCGTGGTTTCGATCATACATTCGACCACCTGTTGAATCTGTCGGTCAGAGTATTTGTTGACACCGGCCTCGTCGTGGACATTGACCAGTGGAATTTCGCCCAACTGTTCGAACATATCCACATTTGCCTTCTTGAGCTGGTCTGCGGCACTGCCCTGAACCAGTCGGTTTACAGCCATATGATCCCTAGCCTTTCCTTCTCCAAACCGACACCGCCGACCGAGTAATGTCCGGATGAACCCCTTCTTCTTTACAGCACGTTTACAGGCGTCTTTGAGACCGTTTGCCCAGGGGACAATCTTGTGATAGGCGTCCAAAAACGCCTTCCCCTCCGGTCCCGCAACTTCCATGACCTTCCCACGTCTGGTCTTGATAACCTCAACCTCAAATCCAAGCTCGCGGCACGTTGCCGCTTCGCCCTTGCCATAGATGATTGCCAGGTTGAGGATCTTCGCTTGTGGACGAAGGATGCCGCCGAGCTTAGCAACCATGTCATGGAAATCGATCTTTGGATTCTTCCGATACTGCTCGACTACTTGACGTGCGCCGCGTACTCCTGCAAGGAACGCGAAATGAACTGCAAGACGAGGTTCCTGTTGAGAATAGTCAATCGCCGCCCACTCAGCGCCCTCCTCAGGAAGACATAAGCCGCGAACCTCCTGCGCCATTTCCACGTCCTTGGCGGACAACTGTTGGAGGTTCGGTTTTTCGCAGCTCGAGCGACCAGACACCGCGCCCGAATCATCCGTCGGGAGGGGATTGATCTGGGGATATACTCGTCCGTTATGAGACAGATTAAGGAAGAACCCCTCAACGAATGTGCCACGGACTTTCTCCCATCGCCGAATTTGTAGGATCAGTTTAGCAACAGGGTCGTCAATAGTCTTCATCCAAGGGGCAGTAAACGACGGCTGCCCGTTGGGGTGTCCTTTACTGGGCTCGGTGTACGGGTACTTGATCCCACGCTTGTCAAACGCCCGGACCAAAGACCCGCCTTCCCAGACGGCCACATCAAATCCAAGCAGGTTCTTCAGTTGCTTCTGAGCCTCGGCTTCCCGCCTGCTTAACTCGTCGCGAAACCTCTCCGCTCTGTCAACGTCTACCCGTACCCCACGGAGTCGCATTGCAGACACGACCACCGCATATCGCATCTCCAAGTCGAAGATACCCCACAGGTTCTGTTCGCGGAGCATCGGCTCTAGCGTCTGCCAGACTTGTAAACAGTTGCCGGCGTCAGTCTCGGCGTACGTGCCTACGTACTTCGGGTCAAGTTTCCAGAGATCTGATTTGGTGTTAAGACCGAAATACTCCGCCGCTTCTTGGAGCTGCGTCTCGTCCTTGAGGATGTTGCAGTAGTCTCGACCTACAGCGTTGAGATTGTACCCAAGATTATTTCTTTGACGGTATTCATCCAACAATGCCACGGCCGCCTGCGTATCGTACGGTCTGTTCCGAAACTTGATGCCTTCCCGACCCCAGATCCAGCCATAGTCATACAAGGCGTTATGGCATACGAACTGAAGGTCTGAACGAGCTGCCAAGTCCGAGATGTACCGAAGAACAGGCTCCCGGTCCATATTGTTGCCAGTCGCGTGACCTATGGGATAGTAGCGTTCTCCTTCCGGCCACGCGACGGAAATACCAGCAAGGTGTCCGATCCCAGGTCGGCACCAGTTTGGACCCACAATCTTGAGGTCCGGGTCGCATGTTTCCACGTCCAAACCAACCACCCCGGACAGACGCGGAAAGTCTGTGGGCGCCTGCCAATACGACTCGGGGGGCGGTCCGGAAGGGGTGCGAACTCTGGCGACTCTCTTGCCCCGCGTAGTGGTAGCGGCTGGGGCAGGGAGCCAGAATACGCCATCCTCATCACCAAAGTCTCTTCCCATCCTTCGTCTTTATCCTCTACCTTTGTCCCATCTGTTCTGCTGTTTGCTTCTTGGACTCGGCCTCGTCCAAGAACTCAAAGAGATTCGTCTGCTTCGCCCTATCTCGTTCGATCAAGCACTGCTTGAGATAAAGCGTTGTATCGAGCGACTCCTGGTACGCGTCGAGAAGGGCATCCCGGCCGTTGTTGCTCAGAAGTTCGACGCCGTACTTCTTGATGCCAAGTTCGCGGCGGTCAACCATGTCTTTGATGACGGCGTCCGTCACCGACACAGAATGCTCAGAACGGACGGGCTCCGGCTGTGTACTGTCGGCGTGGCTTTGGTTCTCGCCGAACGAGGCTTGCTGGCTCATGGCTCTTTGGGCGGTTGGGGTGGNCGGAGTGTGACGAGCGTGATTGTCCCANCTTTGGCTGGCGGTGTCTTGAACCGGACAAGCCCGTCGCTGTTCATGTGCAGGCACGCCACTAGGCGACCCTCGCGATGAACTGCCACGTAACTCAGGGCAGATCCATTAGCTTGTGGAGCTGTACGCCTGCGCGGTAGGGGAACTGCTTGGCGATCTCTGCCACTTGGCGGAGGTTGGCGGCGTTCTTGGCGTTGTCGCATTCGTCCATTGGCGAGAGGTACACCGGCGCCCCCGGTCTGGGTCGAGCCAGTTGGCGGGCTTTTCCGCCTTCCTGTTGGGTGTTGGTCACCGGAAGCCCGTCTTCCGGATCGACGGCGCCGCTCTGAATCACGTACTTGAACGCGTGCGCGTGAGCGGCAATCTTAGGATGGATTTCTGGCGTCTTGGGACTGCAGACGATGACGGTGTCCAGAAGGCAGTCCTGCCACAGGATGCCCGCTGTCTCGACCTGAACAGTCCAACCATCTGCGGTCATCATCCGGATCAACGGTCCCAGGTTCTGCCGCACCGGCTCCCCGCCAGTGATGACCAGCAACCGAACCCATTCCGGAGCTGCATGCCGGATCATACCTGCGATCATGTGAATACCGACACGTGGGTCATTCTGGTTACTGAATTCAGTGTCACAAAAGAAGCACCGCAACGGGCACCCGTTGAGTCGTAGAAATACAGCGCCCTGGCCGGCGAATGGTCCCTCGCCTTGGATCGTGTAAAACGGCGCCCCATTGACAACCTTCAGAGCCAGACCCGAATGGTTGATTTCCGATTTCGCTACTGGATTCTTACCAAACATCAGTCACGCCTCCCGGCTATGATTCCTTCGATGAAGTTCCCCCGCCACGGTGCGGGGTTGGGGTACAGACGAGGGTTCCAGTGAGTCGCAGCCTGAAGTACAGCGTCGAGATACCGAAGGTCCCAGACTGTCTCTGTCCGACCTTCCGGGAGGGGCGCCCCCGCCTCGTCCTCCACACTAAGAACTTCGCCAGTGCTACCGGCACACTCATCGGCACGTAGACGGATGACTGGATCGTCCGCGATCTTCGCAATTCGCCGAATAATCTTACGCCACTCAGGCGTGATCTCGACATCTACTTCGATGTCGTCGGAGAACAAGAACTTGTCGAGGATAGCTTGAGCGTCGGGGAACTTCTCCACGATGTTAGAGCTGCGCATCCAAGAGCCGTCTTCCCACAAGAACACAAGTCGCGCGCCGCCGTCCTCGATTGCCCAAGCGGTTAGACCCTCTTGCCGTTTCAGAATGAATTCAATCACCCAACGGGGGAGAAGGAATTCGTCCACCCCGGTATCTGTCTTACAGTAGCACCGCGCTACTGCAATGTTGTTCGATGCGTAGAGGTAGTCTCCTTGGACTCCCACGCACATCGCCCAGGGTTTCGTTGCGTTCTCGGATACGAACGGCAGTAGGGAGTCCAGACTTTCGATGAACCCGTCCGGGATTGATGTTAGCCCCAGGGGTAGATCCGTCGGCATGACCCACGCCTCCAAAGGCATGGTCTTGATTCGACCCTTGAAACGACCCCGCTTCAAGACCAGGCGGTCCACTTCACGTTCCCAAGTGAAGTCGCCGTCCGGCTTGTTGATAAGGACCTTTTCGAACTGCTCGGCTGGGACAAGGACATCTGGTCCTTCGAACGGGAACGGCGTGCCAACCACCATGCGCCCGTCATGGGCGTGGATATTCCCGTTGCGGATCAGGTAGCTGTTCAGGCCTTGAAGACCGAGATCCTGTGACGCAACCGCGTCCGTTATCCACTTGACCCGAGCTAGCAGGTCAGCGTCTTTCATAGCTCGGATACTCCCGGTTCAAGAGTTTTCGCGTCATCTCGACCACACCTGTCCAGTCCGACGCGTTGGGCAGACCCCGGCGATAGTCGGGGCGAATTGCTGGTGGGCGCAAGTACAGAAGCGCGGTGTACCGCCCGTTCGCTTGCACGAACTTCCTGCACGTCTGGGGACGGTCGTCGATGATAAGATCACCACGAAGCAGGGACTTGTCGAACGTCTCAATGTAGTCCCGGTTCCGTACGACCGTATCAAGAAGGCCGTGCTGGACCAACTTGCGGAGCTTCACCCCGGCGTGCCCGTTGACAGCAGAGGTCACAAACACGACCCGCGCACCCATTGCCCTGATTGCTTGGACACCCTCGAGCGCGCCCGGGATTAATGGCACCCGATCGTACAACTCAGGATTGCCAAGGATGTCCCAGAAACGGTCTTGGTACTCGGCCGGGATTAGTGGCGCGATGTCCCAGTCGTACCACCCCTTGAGGCGAGGGTCCTCGCATTCGGGATACTGACGTAGGAACTCGTCCACCCAATGCGGAACGAGATCGAACGTCGTATCGTCTACGTCAATGTAGACGATCTTCATCAGATGTCGCCCGACGCGCGATTCATGGACTTCTCGGTCGAGAACCCTGCGGGGTACCGCGACCGCAACTTCTCGATATTCGCCATCAGGACATCCGAAGGGCGAACGCCGACGGCGTGGCACATGAGCGCCCAGTACCAAGCCAGGTCGCCAAGTTCCTTCTTCATGTGGATCTGAGTCTCGTCGTTCCACGGATGTCCATGGAAGAAGTGCTTCTTGACGATCTCGTTGATCTCACCAGTCTCCGACGACAGACCAGTTGCGGCGTTGAGGAACACCTTCATGCGATCTTTCGCCACATCCGACGCCAGGGTTCGCATAGCGAAGCCCTGATAGACATCGACGTCCGACATGCCGTCACGGCCTTGCTTGCCGAGCGTCGCCCGCGTGACGAAGTTGACGAGATCGTTCGCCAGTTCCGGGTAGCTGGCTCGACACGACGTTGCGTACGCCAGTAGAGCCGGGATGGCGTGGACGTCGTGGTCCATGTCAAGCACGAAGTACATGCAGCGCTCGTGCTTGCCACCGGGTTCGCTTGATCCATCTACACGCGTGACTTCGTACTTCTTGTAGAGGCCGACGTTTCCGTCCTTCACGGTCAGACGTTCGGCCTCCGACAAGAATTCTCCGAGGCTCGCTTCACGACCGTCAATTACAGCGTTGTCGTCGTACGAGCTGCCGTCTTGATGTTGGGTCATTTCTTCGTGGGGGTTTGGAGGGCCTTAACGCCCTGACGCATGCCAAACAACTCTGCCAGCACCAGCAAGAAAGGGCGACGATCACACCGACCCTGGAGACGATGCCACTTGAACTGCTCGCGAAGGTTCATGACCACGTTGTCCCGGCTCCCTTCGTCCATCCCCTTGTATTCAATGAGCCAGTCCACGAACTTCTCCGCCGACATAGCGCGGCACATCGCGTCTACCGGATCGTCTTCGTTCTCGGACATTAGAATAACGTCGGCTGTTTGATGTGGAACTCGTCAACGCCAAGATGTTCCATATCTTGATAGACAGCCGCGTTGACCATGTCTCGGTACTGATATGTCTCACCACATTGGGCCGCTGTCACCCCATATTTCTCGAGAATCTCGTCGACATATCTCTTTCGCGGATCCCCAGGTGCCAAAGTAAGTGCGTGATAGTGCCAGCCTTCCGCTTTTCTCGCTTGCGGTGAGTGTTCGGAAAAGAACACACGCTTTATCCCGATCGGTGTCGGAAGAACACAAGCGCCATACACCCCGGTCATAAGCCAGGAGGTAGAGTCGACCGAGAACCAGGGGTATCGGAACATTAACGAGAATACCGTCAACCCGAAGCCATGGACCTTGAGTTTCGCGCTGCCGTCCGGGCGGGTCATTATGTTCCCCCACAGCCCGTCTAGACGATCCATTAGCCAAGATGTTGTCTCCGGTACCATTCCGCCGATCGCGATGTACTCGTGCCCTTCCGCGATGTATCGTTCGAGCCACTCGTCCGGTTCCCGGACGTGAAATACCGGAATGACGTCGGCTCCGAGTTTGTGAAGTTCTTGTAGAACATGATAGCTAGCGCGAGCAGCCTCGTCGCCGCGTCCGATTACGTCGAGACTTGAGCAGACGCTCCAAAGACCTCTTGTGCTTTTGACAAAGTCAGCGTAAGCATCAGGAGGTATAGTCTCCTTCTTTGTAAAAGCAGTGAATGCTCCGGAGTCAAGGAACAAGTCGAGTCCCATCTCACAGGCTCCGTTAATATGCTGACTGGGTCGACCCCCGGTCTTGAAGCCGTGATAGTAATAACTGAAGAGACGGCGCTTTGCGTTTCTCCAGATATTGATGGTGTCGTTCTTGGAGCCTTCACGTTCACCTGCCAAGTAGATTTTCATTCCTTCGTGTGGTGAAACCGTTACACGAACAGCGTGATTTGACGCGGCGGCAGGATTGGCGGTCGTTCTCCGGTCGGACCGATCACTTCAGCCAGCCACAGAAACGGCGTAAGCACCCATATCCGGACAATGTGGTTCTCCGTGACCTTATGGTCACGTACGCCGTTCTTCCACCAGAACTGCCGCTTGGGAGAAACAGTATGGCCGTCAGGATGTGCGGTAAACACGACGTATCCCACGCCGAAGGTCCCCAGGGTCATAAAGACCTTCCCGACGTAATTAGCCATTGCGTCCGGGAGTTGGAGATAAAGCCGCCCCTCCGATCCCGGCGTGCTGTTGTCTGGCGTTACGACGAGCTTCGCCTCATAGACCTCGATCGTGCGCATTAGACGCGGTCGTCCGCGAGATCTGCCGCAGTCCGGTTCTCGAACTTCGCCCAGTCGACATCCATGAACATGCCAACTCCGCCTACTGGTAGCACGTAAGTCGCGGAGCAGTTCGGGGTCTCCCACACCGTGACAGAGTGAAGCCGGCCGTCTGTGCCCTCCATATCCCGTTCCATGTACGGCTTCAGGATGTACGCCCAGAGCTTCGCCAGGTTCTCCGCCGTCGGCACGTCTTGCGTCACCACCAACTTCCCCCACCGCCAGCCGTCTTTCAGAGCGACGAAGCCATACATGGCACAGTTCTCCCGAATGCTCTGGAACGTCGGTCCTAGTTCGTGAGCAAGGAGAGGGTCCTTGACCCACAACGCCATACCGTGATCGAAGTACAGGTCGATATGATCCATCATCAGGTTCTTGACGAACCCAAAATCCAGGACCATCCCCTCAGACGCGCCCTCGGTGAAGAGGCCACCTTCGAGGGTGACGACAATACGGTAGCGGTGACCGTGCAGATTTCGGCACTTGCTGCCGTGATTGGTCACACGGTGCCCCATGTCGATACCGATCTCGCGAGTGATCCTCATATTTTCGACTCACAAAGGGTGAGAAATTCGGTGCGGGCCTCAGGTTTAGTGAGGCAGGCGCCCCGCATTGCGGATGTAGTTGTAATGGAGCCGTGGACTTTGACGCCTCGGGTAGACATGCAGGCGTGTGAAGCATGGATAACAACCCCAACGCCTTTGGGCTTGAGATGCGCATCCAGTGCGTCCGCGATCTGGTTGGTGAGACGCTCCTGCACCTGTAGGCGCCGGGCGTACAGGTCTGTCAGTCGGGCCAGCTTGGATAGACCTACGATTCTCCCGTCGGGAATGTACCCAACGTGCGCAATACCTGTGATATCCGCCAGGTGATGCTCACACTTGCTGACGATGGGGATACTACGAACGATCACGAACTCGTCACCGCAGTTCTCAGCCCCATCCTTGAACGTCTTGAGGATATCGGCGGGGTCCATACCGTACCCTTGAGCCCATTCCTTCCAGGCTTTCAGGACCCGACGAGGCGTTTCCTGAAGTCCTTCCCGGCTGGGGTCCTCGCCGATATATTCCAGGAGACGAATGACGATATCGTCTGCCGACACGTCGACGCCCCTGTCTGTCACTTCCCAGGGAAAGACGACCCACTGATCAGCCCAAAGGGGGTCACCCTTGTCGACAAGCACGTAGAACGATTTTTCCGGGAACCGATCCCTGTAGCGGTTCCTGGTCTCACCGGAATCTAGGATGTCGTCAACAATGATGTCAGCCCGTTCTGGACTATCAACCAGGACAGCGTTCAGCAGGGGGGTCAGTGCCATTGCAACAGGGACACCACCCCTCGGTATACCGAAAATCTTTAGGGTACGTTGATCGAGCAAGTCGGCCTCCCCGACGCGGATCTTATACCCCAATTGCTTGACCAAAGCCACTATTTGGCCCTGATTGACTATCGCTTTCTCCGCCATCTCCTATTCCTCCCACCATCTGGACAGTCCAGAGTCTTTCAACTCCGAAGCCATAATGTCCAGGCAGCCTTCCACGTTGGCAATATTGTAGTTGGCTGTCGTCGGCAGCGCCATCAAACCCAACTTCCACGCGCGAACGACGAGGGGATCTGGGATACCAGCTTCTTCGAAGCCGTGTGCGCGAAGGACCGTGGCGTGGTCCTTCCCGATTGGCGGGAACTGGCCGTCGTACGCCGTATGGGTGTATGCCAGCGCACTGTAGGCACCAGGAATGTCCTTGGTCATCAGGACAGACTGCGCCTTGCTCATATCCATGAGAGGGGTGTAGATGGCAATCCCCGGCTCTTGTTCCGCCTCCGAGATGCCCAGCGGATAGCCAAGCGCCTCGTTGATGGTCAGCTCTTGGAAATCCACGAAGCTGCGCCGGCAGTCAGGGTAATTCGCGTTGTCCTCCTGACAGACGCCCGTTACTATATGGGCGCCCAGTACCGCGGCTCTGTTCGCAGCCAGCGTTAGGAAAAGCGCGTTGCGCATGGGCACGAACGTCTTTTCGACGCGGTTACCGATTGTCGCGTCCATGCTGGTGAAGTCGGCGTATTGCTCGAGAGGTTCCTCTGTATTCGTCAGAGGCGAAGTACCCTTGAGGATCGGACCAAGAGTCACGACCTCGTGACGTTCTACCGTGTCCGTAGATATGCCGGCCAGATACGCTACTGTTTCGGCTGCCTCAATCTCACGACGGTGGCGCTGGTCGTAGTCAAAGGTGATGGCGTGGACATGGTCAACGCCAAAATTTTGGACTGCCCAGAACAGACAGGTAGACGAATCCTGACCGCCGGACAAGACAACGAGGGCCCTGGGAGGTGTCATTTGTTGGATAATCCTTCGTAGGGGGTTGGGGGTACGCCAACCCAGACGCTGCCGTTGTGCATCGGGCCAGGCCCTAGGACTTCAGCTAACGAACTGGGTGGCGACCCCAATGAGCCGTAACATAATGTGCCACTGTACAATATCACAACGGCAACCTAAACGTTCACCGGGGTGCCGTCAATAATGTAGTCAAGATCCTCGTCCAGGAGTTTAGCCACTTCCGTCGGGTCCTCTACCAGCGCCGCAATGTCGTTCTTGATCTCTACGCGTCGACGAATGCGGATGTCCGTTGTACCGTAGGCGATCATGTCGTGATAGGTACACTGCTCCACGCCGAACGCCTTAATGTCCCACCTGTGATTACGGCCTTCGCACTGTTCCCGGAGCAGCCGACTCCAGGTATGCGAGTAGAAGATCTGATCCATGACCGGGGCGACTTTGCCAACTATAGTAAGCCCCGTACCGCCAACAGCGTCGTTTGCTACCAACGCCTTGCAGTCCGGATCTTCTTCAAACTGGTCGATGTTTGCGTCCCGAACAGGACCTTTCTTGATCCCACCGTAATACAGGGCTGCGCCGATACCGGCCTCCTTCAGAGCAGCAAAGAGTCGTTCGATCTCATACCGTTCTTGAGCCCAAAGGATAACCTTTTCTGGGCAACCCTTGATGACTTCGATGGTGTCGGAAATCCTCGGGCAGTCCAACGCCAAGACCTGACGAGTTTTCCTCTCGTCGTCCGGGGATGGGATAGGAAGATGGCCTGCAACAATCTGCTGCAAACGTTTCAACCGGACGATGGACAACTCTCCGTCAACCCAGTGGCCAGACCGGAGTTGTGTCTGGTAGTTGGTCTTCATCTCCCGGTAGTGTCGCCACTGTTCGTCCGACAAGGTTGTCGGGACAGTGTTGAACAACTGCTTTGGCATTCCTTCGGGCTTCTTGGCCACGAAGGTATACGGGGCAATGCGCTTGTTCAGGTACTTGACATTACGGTACCCAGTGATCTTCTTGAAGCGTGTTCCTGGGAGCGTGACTTCGTGTACGAACATGGCCTTATATTCGGCCAGCGTCTTACACCCTACAATGTCGGGGTTGAGGAAAGCAAACTGGTTGTACAGGTCCTCCAATCCGTTACCCGTAGGGGTGGCTGTCATAATCCTACGGATAACTGCCAACTCACGGTTCTGGCGTAACCGTCGTGAGGTTACCCCGCCAGCAGTCATGATTCTATGAGACTCGTCAATCGTGAGCTTGACGCGCCCGCACTCCTTCATGAAGTCCAGAAAATACTGCCATCCCGCAGGCGAGGCAATAGCCTCAAAATACATGGCCACAAGCTTGAATCCCGGATACTGGAATACATCGTGCAGCGCCTTCCATTCGGCCTTGGTGGCGTTGGATTTCGACTTGAACTCAACGAGCTTTGCCCCTGGGATCTGGAGCCACCTGGGACCCTGTTGCTCAATCCAGGTCCGACGATTAACTTCGGCCGGGGCGATAACGAGAGCAGCATCAATCTTAGACGAGCAGTATTGCCAAGCAGTATCCTCGAGATCACTCCGAGTCTTGCCCGTTGCAGTCTTCCAGAACATCGCCGCCGCGTCCAGCTCACGAATCTTAGGCTGGAATTCGATTTGATGCGGGAAGTATGGTACATCGGTCCGGGGTTGGAAAGGTGGTCTGGTCACTCAAGACTCCGCAGACGGTCCGACAGCCACAGCAGTAACATCTTGATTCCGGGGTTTGGATCGGGGAAACCGTAGACGGCTTGAGGTGCGGCACGGCGGAGCTTGCGAAGATACGTCTTTCCGCCAATGCACACCACGCGAGGCGCTGGCTCCGTTTCAACCAAGCCCAAAGCTTTTGCCTGTAATGTGAGTGTCTTCACGCTCACCGCACCGGGATGACCCCACGTGATGTCGTATGGCTCCAGCGTTTGCGACAGCGGAACCAGCCCGTATCTCGCGGACATTACGAGAACTACAGAGTCAGACGGCGCCTGCCGTGCCAGGGCTTCTGCGTACGACAGACAGCGACGCGTGAAAAGGCCTGTATATAATTCCCGCGCTTGGCAAGGGTTGGGTTGTTTCATCTTGCCGCAGGGAACCACATACACCACCCGAGTTGGAGTCATTCTTCTGGGAACCCCTGCTCGAGACACTCCTCCTTCATCCTCGCGTCTATCTCCCGGTTCTTGGCGCGAATCTCGGGAGTAGTTTCGTATATGACATTAATCGCGTCGGCGATTAACGTCATCGTCTCGCCCAGGACGGTATCCACGACAANGGTAGCAAAGTGGTCCCTGGGATACTCCAGGTGGCGGAGCCAGGCTTCCACCTCTTTGCGAACATCCGACGACACCATAACGATAGACCCTGCACAGTTGATACAGTGCCAGGAGTCCGGCATGTCCTCCCACTCACCCTTCCTCACTTAGACCTCGCCTTGATGGAACTGCACGGCGCAACCGAGATGCTTCATGAGCCACCCACCGATGCACGTGTCGTGGAAGTCGACCAGCTTGTCCGGGAATTGGTGTGCGATGTCGAGGTCTGGGACGAGCTCGTACCGCTGAAGGTGCCCAGGACCTTTACAGGCGTGGCAGCGACGATCTTTCCACTTCTCCAGTAACTCTGCGTTCGCCATAATACCCCCAATGGGAAGACTAACCTTCGTGAAGAGCCGAAACCTTTGATGGTGCGCCTTACAAGCCCTACCCGGACCCGTTATTACCTCTTATTGGCAAATATTACCGGGTCGGAAAAACCTAATACCAGCCTAACTCCTGTAGTATAACAGGTTTTCGTTATTCGTGTATTAGAAGATTAGGTCTTTTGGTTGAATAGAAAAAAATATTTTTCACCGCTACAATACCCTTTATAGGGGGCTGTAATACGTTCAGCGGTGAGCGAAGTAGCCAACCGCGGCGCCGATCGTACCCCATAGGAGGTTGGATCTCCAATGACTCCCAGAAGGACGAGCAACAGGGATGGTGAGAGCCTTTGCCTTCCACGTATCCCGTTCCTGGGTGAGTATTGCTTTGGCCTGTTCACAGGTCTGCAGTGTTTCTTTGCAGGTCTGGATCGTTGAGTCCGACGACTTAACGTACCGGAGCACGACCGTTGTGTCGTGGATGTTCTTAAACAGTGTGTCGCGCAACGCTGCTGTATTTGCGCTGACCTCACGCAAGCGCATTGTGTCGCGCCTGTAGACCGTATCAATTCGTGCCTTTTGATTCTGAAGCACGACAATGGTCGAGTCCGATACTCGTAGTCGCTCGAGCGCTTTTCCGCGTTCTACAAGAGCGACGTTATGTGAATGCCACGCCAGGAGCAACCCGATCAGCAGCACGCCGATCAGCGTGTCGCGCCAGTAGCGCATCAAGAACGCAAGTGCTATGGCCATTATTTATGTGCCCATGTTTCGAGTCCGGCCCAGATAAACCCGATGGTGAGCCAGACAAACGAACGCCAGTCTGCTCGAACCATCAGCCACTTCGGGGCCGTATTGAGGTGACCAAACATCCAACAGGAAAAAGGAAGTATGACCCATCGACCGAATGGGTCATAGCGAATGAGCCACCACTGGTAACTGAACGTGGCCTGGAGAATACCCTTACCCAGCCAGTAGCATTCCCACGACACGAAGGAAATGATAAAGACAAGCCATCCTATTCTTGCAATGGCGATAGAAGCCGTAATCGCCGTTCCCTCGCCCATATCTACCTGTCCCGATCGCTGAAACGATCCTCTGCGCGAATCTCCGTCACTCGTGGGTAGGCCCCACAATGAACCCGGAGCCACTGGTTCTCCTCGTCAGCCTCCGAAGGAGTGATCATCTTGTGCCACGCCTTCGGTCGGCCATCCCGCCCGTCGTTCCATCGGTACCCGCGGTTCCGGAGCGCGTCTTTTGTCTCGAACGGGGCGCCAGTTGCCCAGATGCGCAGGGACTCCGTAAAACAGGATTCTTCGAGATATTCGAAGGCTGTCTTGCCATCGGAGTCAGATACCGTCGCCAGGACGTGGACGCCGGCGATGCAGTCGATCATTGCACGGTGCGCACCATAGAATACGTTGCCGCAGAAGTGAGCGATCACTTCTAACTTCTCTACTGGTGCGTGAAATGCTGACCGCCACGGTACGTCATGCCAAGAGCACGCCCACCGGAGGTCCCGGAACCTCGAGACGTACCGTTCAATGAGCTTCCTGTCGTAGCCGGCGTTGTGGGCCACCACCATGTCTACGTCTGCGAGCACTGTCTCGATCAACGGCATGTCAAGGCTCTTGCCGACGATGTCCTCGGGAGCAATGCCAGTCAGAGAACGGATCTCGTCCGTGATTGGAACGCCGGGGTCGTTGAGAAACGACACACACTGATCTTCCCGAATGGCAAGAAGTTTGCCACCAGTCTCGTACAAGAATGGAACAAGAGCCAGCTCGTATAAGCCCGCCACTTGGGGCTCCGCCGAACTGGCTTCGCAGTCGAGATATATGCCGCGCTTTACTGGGAGCCCGGTTGCCGCGTTATAGAACCCGTCAGGGGTCTTGAGTCGTCTGAGGATTCGATAGTCTGGGTGACCGTCGAGAACAGCGAGTGCCTCTGCGACTTGTGGTTCCATTGGGCGTCCGGCTAAATTGTTTGACATCCTTCGTGAGGTGCCGACCACCTATTATAGTAGGCGCCCAGGTTTTCAGCCAGGGAGCCTCTTAAAACCGGGGTTTAACCACCCCCTAAAACCCCCACAATACAAGCCGCACGGTCTGGCTTACCCTACAACCGAGTGTACCCCCTAAATTAACCCCTTGTATGCCCTACACCGTTTTGTAACGGTGCAGGGGTAAATGGCGAGGACAATTTTTGGGTAAAAACAAGAATTCCGCTGTCACCCCTGGGTCTGGCCGCGCATCTTGTGCGGGGATGGATCAGTGTCCTTGAGCTGTGGTTGTTTCGTTATCAAAGCAGTCCACGTTCCCAGCCCAACCACTCCATCGGAGGGAAGCTTTCTGCTTGTCTGGTAGTCCCGAACGGCGGCCTCGGTCATGGGACCAAACTCCCCGTCCACATACGTCGGGTGAACGAACGTCTCATTGAGCATGTTTTGGAGTTTCTTGACCCCAGGTCCACGCTCACCAACAGTAAGCAGTGGCCACATGTTCTGCTTCGACTCGTCGAAATCTGGGACGAGAATCATCCGTCGGATCTCATCCGGCGAAGCGATTATCTCCCAGTGCATTGCATCGTAGTTGCTGTTCCGAGTCTCGGGTCGGTTGTCCCAGTCGCCGCCCCACCGAAAGAGGGGCACGCCCTCGATCGTCTTGAGTGCGAGAGCTTCTTGGATCATGTCCCTGGGCATGTCGGTTACGACCTTATCCAGCCGGTAGGGATTGGTATCCCAATTCACATCCAGCGCAATACCCTGGGCGTGGGCACTTGGAGCGGTGCCACCAGTGATGGGCCGACAGTTATAGCACCCAGTCACGTCACGGCGAGGATGATAGCTGTGTGATCGCATCACACGCCCAAGAGCACGAAATGCCGAAACAGCGTCTTGGTGGCACTGGATTTTACCGCTCGAAATGATCCAGTATGTCGACCGGATCACAGAAGAGATACAGCCTGGTCCCCAGTGCGCGGCACGCCAGGCGCTGCTTCCTCGAGTGGTAGTCATGTATCCCCCGGCTTGTACGAGTCACGCTTGAACTTGAACTGGGCCACGTCAATGCCCATCTGAAGCAGGATAAACGCGCCCACTATATAGAGGGCTTCATGGTCGGCTTCGTGGATTCTCGCAGTAACCACCCCGGCCAGCACCACCACGACATACAGGGCGGACAAACACACGCCAACGAAGATTCGAAAATTTGTGCTCGGCAAGTCGGCGATCATCTGCCAGAACTTGGACCGAGCCTTCACGTCCGGGGTGGGTGCGACTGGGGATGCCATTTATTCCTCGTGCGGTATGCCTGTTCGCTGTTCGACGCGGGCCACTCGCTCACGTATGACAGCGTCCTTTTCTGCGAAAAAGGCTCGTGTTGAAGCTTGCTGTTCTATGACAGAATTCTGTACCTCACCGAGCTTCTGGAGGAGTTCCAGTTGATATCTCGTGAGGTGAGAATCAACTGCCTCGACCCGACCCTCAACACGTCCAATCCGACCGGCAACGTCTGTGGCAATACCACGAACTTCAACAAGTTGACGGTCTGTCGCGTCCTGTCGGCCTTCCATCCGGTCTTGGCGCTCTTCGCCTTTTCTCACACGACCTCCTAGGCCGTTGACGCGAGATGTCAGCTTTGTCCAGGTTATCGCTGCGGTGACAACCGGCATCAATAAAGCCAGCCCGAAGAGTATCCAGTTTCGGATCTCATTCGGGCTGGCGCTGGAGGCAGGCGAGGCTTGCATCTCAGAGGGTCGGGAGTTTTTAAGATCCAGTGTTGACCAACGTAAACCTATACCGACTCTCGGTGATCTTCAAGATTACGGTGTAACTGGATACCGGATGATCACAATTCCGCTTCCGCCGTTACCGCCGTTGCCACCACTCGCCTTAGCACCAGCACCACCACCACCACCAGTATTGGCTGTACCGTTGGTTCCTACGACTGGAGTGCTTCCAGTTCCAGTGGCTCCAGCCCCACCACCACCCTGCCCACCTGCTCCGCCTTGGATATTCTGACCGCCGTAGTTTCCAGAGGAGCCACCCCCACCCCCACCGTAGTAGACCAAAGACCCAGTAATGTCGTGCTGGACACCGATACCACCAGCGCCAGCCACACCACTTGTTCCTGCCACACCAGCCGCGCCCGCACCACCACCACCGGAGCCGGTGAACACGCCGGTGCCGGAGCCGGAGTTGAATCCGACACCACCACCATCATTTCCTTGGCCGGCAGTTCCGAGACCCTTGCTTGAGCCCGAGTCGTGGTATGCGCCGCCACCACTACCACCAGCTCCGCCAGCTTTGCCGTTAAAGTCGGCGCCTTTCCCGCCACCAAGGGCAACCAAGCCGTTAAACGACGAGTTGCCACCAGAATGAGATGTAGTAGAAGGAGTGATGCCACCAGCACCGCCAGCCCCGACCACGACAGGGAATGTTCCGGAGCCGAGCGTTTGATTGGTGAGCCGACGCACGCCGCCAGCTCCACCACCACCACCAGTTCTGTCTTGTCCGTGACCGCCACCACCGCCACCACCAACAAGCAGAATATCAAGCTCCGACGTATTGCCAATGGCAACAAAGTCCGCGTTTGCCGTGAAGATGTGGACCCTGTACCCCGCAATATCCATTACGGTCCCACCAGTCGCGGAGAACGACGGACTGGCGATATTAGCAAATTGCAGAGAAGGAATAATCGGGTAACCTACCTCTTGCTTCCGGCGAAACCCAGGTAGAGCCACGTCGTACGACTTCTTCGTCCCATTGACACTGCGGATTAAGAAACGAATTCCGCCACCAGTACGACGAGGATCGTCATCCGCCACGGCGGTTCCTTCCACAGCAGTAATGTCCTTTTCGAACTGAAGGTTCGTGTATTCCAGTGGGGACGCCACTCCTGTATACTGGTGGATAAGACCAAAAAGGTCCTCACCTGTCGTTTTGGAAACGTGGACGACATCTACCTCGTAGGTTTCGCCGGCTTCCGCAGCAACTCCGGCCCCGTCGTGCACCACAGGAACCGTCTGAGTAAGCCGGTTTCGTGAAACCCACGTCAAGTCGTTGGTGTCTGGAAGAAGCGCAGAGGGGTCGATATCGTTGTTCTTTACCGCGTTCAGCTGAGTATCTCCAACCGGCGCCGGCAACACCGCCCGCATTGGGTCTAGTGACGGGGTATTCACCCCAGGATGTTGAATCTTTCCAGCCGGGGGAGCGGGTGGAAGGGAAGACGTTATGCCCTTGATTTGAGGCCAAAACTTGTACCCGTCGCCGGGGTCTGTTTGCGAAGAGGCCGTAGGGGCCACTTCACTCTGGTCCATGCCCGGAAAGTAGGATTGAAAGTTGCTTGGCCAGAAGAAGTAAACCGTGGCACCGACAGGATGGTCCAGTGGAAGGGTGTCGAACTGGCCTCTCAGTACACCCCTGATAATGTACCGGCCGGGGGTCGCCTGGGGGACAATCTCCCGCCAGGCTATCACTTCCCCGCCATCGTTAGAACTGATAAAGGCAAGCAGATCTCCAGCAGCAAGCCCGGCCGCATCCGTCCCAAGTAACTTCGACATATCCGAGTTGAAGTCCTGAACCAGGAATCCAACCTCGTCCTGATAATCCGTATTATACGGATAAATGTTCACCAGCGTGCCCGCAGGCGTGAACGGGCTGTTCTTGGTCAGGATAGTTCCTTGCGGCGGGGCATCCGGAACAGTCGGGTCGTTCACGTACATTCCATCCCAGGACGTCGAAGCGCCGTTGCCACGAACCACAAAATTGAGGCCAATGAACTGGTCCCCTTGGGTAAGGTAGTACGGAGCCGGTACCGACAGCGCGCGTGCATGCGCAGCCGGCAACGTTGCAGGCGGGGTCCAAGACGTCGATGGAGGGGCGACGAACACTACCGGGGCGGTATTGAACACGTCCTCAACCACTTGAAGGTCGATCGTGTTATCGTCAAGTGGACCGAGCTTCATGCTCGCAACACGCATCACCATCCCACTGATGCCGAGCGGCGCCCAGTCAAGGACAAATACAGACCCCACCGTAAGACTGGCCATCTTTCGGTTGGTCGTGAGGGTACCAGAAGCCAGCGGGGTGGAAACGACCCGGAGCGTCCTGAACGCCGCCTGAATCGCCTGCTCGCTCGAAGAGAACATGTTGAAGTCCATCGTCGTGGACGCAACATCCCCCATAGCTTGCATGCTCGCGAGATTCTGAGCCTGCACGGTGTCGGTCTTAAAGGTGTAGCCAGGGAGTTCGCCCCTGGCTATATAGTTGACCTTCACCTCGTTGATTGTTTCCGGCCACGTCGATCTCTTGAACTCCGTGAACTTGGTGCAGTTAGACTGGTCGACGTGGAGAAGCGTGGCAACGTCGTAATCTGCCCGCGCTAGACTCAGCGTAATAAGCCCGGTGAGGGGATTGGAAAACACCACACCGTCGATATGACGGAGAATTTCTCCGATCATATTTTCTGCGGTGTCCTGTGCGGTGAGGGCTATATCGATGCCCATCCCCTCGGCCTTGAGCGTGATAGCCGCGTCTCTGAAGCTATCGGTATCAAACACGCTAGCGGGCTTCCCCAACCCCCAGCGTGTATTCGTCATGATTTCGAAGATAGCGTCTGCCGGGTTGGCCGAGCCGTCGATATTGGCTGTGTCTGCGTCGGGGGATACCGTAACAGGGCATCGCCGGACCACAGCATAGAACGGCCGAATGTACGGGCTGTTCCCGTAGGTGGCGTCGTACATGACAAAATGCACGATGCCCTTGTATCTGCTGACAGACTCTCCGACCAAAGACGATAGGACAGTCGAGGCGTTCTGGGTTAGCTTGCCCCAGAAGAAATCACACTTTCCGACAATACCACCCTCGCCGGAATCGCCCCCAAAGAGATCCGGAGCGTTGAAAGTGTAATGGGTTGGCTCGTCTGTAGCCGGCGGAAGTTGAGGAAACGCGGGGGTCAACGGGATGTGCAAAGTTACCACACCGTCCGAGCCAATGACGTAGTTCGTGTTTCCTATAGCGTACTTCCGCATCGACACGTCGTCGAATTGGAAGTCCATCAACTCATCGATCGGGCCGTGACAAATAACACCGGCGATGTCGGCGCCGTATCTATGCCCTGTAACCGTTGAATGATTAACGGCAAACGGGTTGAGCGCAGTCCTGTTACCTGTAATCGTACGAATCTCTTCTGCGCGGACATTCCCGTACCACGTGACGTTAGGTCCAAGCTTCACGGTCCCGAACGGGACTGGAATCGGCGTGCCCTTCGTCGCAGTGGGAGGCTGAACATCCCCAAGGCTGGCAGCCGGTCCTTTTACTTTCGGCGCAAGGAGCGGCGAAACGTAAAAGGAAAAGACGAGGACTGCAAGAAGTACCCACCAGACCATGATTAGACCAGTTTGTCGTAAGGGTTGTTGTCCGGAATATACGGGAACCCCATGAAATTCTCAAGATTATCAAACTTGGTCAGGCAAACACCACGAGATCTGTCGCACCCCGCCGTAAGTGCGACATCGTCACCGACAATCAGCGACGGGCTGGTTGCTAAGAGATTGAGCAGGGTCCCGACGTGCGTTTGGATAAACACAAACGTTTCCCCGTCCTTCATGAACCCGCCGTTATAGTACCCATCCGGCTTGTCCGCAGCTTCTGGCACCGTGATATCTCGCCCATCAACCGCGGAGATATGACCAGCAAACGTAAACAGTGCCGGGTCGAGCGTGCAGTTAACATCATACAGCATGTGATTGCACTGAGTCTGGTACAACCACCTCGGGACCCGGCGCTGGAGAGACTGTTGAATCGGAACGCACGTCAGGTGTACTTCACCTTCCGAAAACTGCACCAGACCGATCTGACCAACGAACAGCACGGCCTGTTCAACGACAGTAGCCTCCCCACGATGACGGCGCATCAATGTCAGAGTCGTTGGTGCTGGCGTAGCTCCCGAAACGAACTGAAGAAGGATATCAAGCGACGGATCCATGAAGATATCCAGATTCGCGTTGTTCCTTTCTTCGTTCATAGGAAGATCGCCACGACGCATCGTCGCTGGCTGATACGTCTCCGTGTCGAAATCAATTGGTGTATCGGCAGTAGTATACGTCCAGACATGCGTACCGCGTGCAAAGCGGTACAGCTCTATAGGCTGGCCGCCGTACTGGCTGGTCTCGCTTCCTAAATAGGTCATACTGGCACCACCGGCATTTCTTGTGGAAGTTCGATAACCTCGAACGTAGCCTCGGCTACCGTTGGGCTGTGCCAATGAAGAGTGACACTATCAGTATTGAGACGGCACAGGGTAAGAAAAGAAAGCATCCACTGGTCTTTCGGCATATCAATCCCTGTTGCCGCATCCAGTGTTAACTTCTCCGTTCCTACCAGCTCAATAGAGGCGTCGATTCTACGGATCTGGTTAACACCCACGCCAATCTGGATAAACGCCAAGTGCCGGCGCCATGTCGTATTGGTATTGAACTGATGGCGGGTGTACCCGATGTACTCTATATCAACCACCCCGGACGAACCACTAATATCACCGGCAGAACGAATATCGTGGTGCCACGTGGGGATCCAAAACGGTACAAGACGGCCTTTCTGGGCCGACAAAAAATCTCTGTACTCGTTAATGGCCTGGCGTGAGTCCATGTACCAGGAAAACGGTCTGGACTGTCGCTGAGCTGCACCCTTCTCCACCTCTGTAAACGGACCAGTGATAGAGTCAATCCGAACCTTGGAACGGCTGGCGGTATGAGTCGGCTCGTCCCGCCGATTCGGGTCTTCCGTCAGCACGTTTAGACCGAGATAGATCATGGAGCCACCACTTGCAAATCAAACTTGATCTTCGCAACAGTGGTCCCGTTTGTAGGTCTATCAAATGGAACGGCAGAAGCAACCCGCCCCATAATCACAGGGATAACAAGCGCCTTACCTTTGAAGAAGTTCCGGTCCAACCGTGTCTCTAGCGTGAGGTGGTCAGCGGCTATTTCTTGTACGGCCGAGGCAAACCAGTTGAACGCGTCAGCGAAAATCAAAACCGTGTCGTTTACAGCAAGTGTTAGATTTGCCGTATCAACCGTGACGGTGTTAGATCCCTGAGCCCCGTCTGCGGTAAGTACGCTGGCGTCCATCCACAAAGGTACCCCATAACTTCTCGCCTGCCAAGACCAGAGCAAAGAGGCAAACAGTCCGCTCTCTCGTGAATCAAGAGCAGAAGCAGTAAAAGACACCGAGCGGTTAGGGACAGCCCGAAGCATCATTCTTTGCTCGGTGTCATCGTATGCAACCATCACGTCAGTTGCAAAAGACACCTCGTCGTCGATACCAGCGTCCCAGTCCGGGGTGATTGTGAACGGAAGGAGTCTCAGCCCGGAGATTTGGAACACCGGCTCAGGAATTCCGGCGAAGTTGAAGACCACCGTGTTATCCGCAGCTGTCGTGCCGGCAGCCTCAACCTTTACGAGAAATATCTTAGCGGAGAACCGTGGAAAGAGGACGGGAAGTTCACTGGGTGGCGTTACAGAAACACCCGCAGGCCCGGTGATGTCAATCGAGGTGACCGTCTGATCTACATCACGAAACGCGTTCCAGACCTCGACAGGTACTTCCGCGTCGGAGAGAAGGAAGGCAACCTGACGGGAGCCTGGGGTATAATGAATCCGCTCAAAAATAAAGTCGCCGTGCGACTGCACCCGTACGGCTGGTCCGTCTGCTACCAACGCCCCAGAGATGTCTACTGGGTTTTCCTCGACATTTGCGCCTGTGGTGTCAAACTGGGACAGGCGTAATGACCGATGCGTTATATCGAACACAGCCCCAGACAAGTCCGAGGAAACACCCGAACGCGCCAGATAGATTGCTGGGACCAGGCTGTTGCCGGGGTGCGTTGCCATTACGGAGTTTTCAAGACAGAGAAGCCGTCAAATATGACCACAGTCGAACCGTCGGCGGACAACGCTTCACTCCCGAAGCTCCACGCCGTCGTATCGCACTGAAATATCCCAGGCAAATCTCCAAGGTGAGAGAAAAGTCCGGTATTTCTTTCTACCCAGATTTTCGTCGGCAGGTTAATTGCGGCGTTCGCGATGGAACTGGTTTTCCTGCCAAGTTGGTCGTAATTGGCCTTAATCAAAACAGAGCCGGATCGTCCGAAATTGTCACCAGGCAATGTGTACATCAGCGTGGACGAAGTCAGTCGCCGACCAGTGCCAGGATCGGTAGCATTATTCGTGATAGAGGGCCATGTGCCGACGGTGGTATCCACATCGGCTCGAACCAAGAAGGTTGGGATGCCGTCGCACACGCACGCCGGAGGCCCGAAGCGAACCGGGAGGCCAACACTGAAGGCACTGTCGCTACAGTGAGAGGCCCCGTAATAGACGCCACCAGTCCATGTCCCGGACTTGATAATGTCTCCAAAGAACAGATAGGACGTCTTTCTGACAAGTGGTGCCGGCCAATCGCCACGGCAGACCATGACAACATTGTCGCCCGTCGCATCTGCGAAGAACCAATACTGCTGCGGCACGGTAAAGGGCGCCGCGCCAATCCCGTCGGTCGGCGGAACCATCGGTTCCAGTGCGCGCCACGTTCCGGTGACTTGTCCCGTCACACTGGACAAGGGCATGATCACCACACGAGGGACGTTACCAGTGCCAGGGTTTGGTGCGCTGACTGGGATGCTGTTGACGTCTCCTTGGAAGGTCGACGTCGTCGACGGACCAATATTGTCGTAGCCGGAGAGCGGGTGTGCCGCGTCGTTGCCAAGCCCTACTGGGTTAAATCCACTGCCGGCAATCATTGCGATACCAGGGCCCACATTGGCCCCGGCTGGGAATGTCCCATACCTGGCGCTCGGCGTCAGGTAAAAGTCCTGCATGGCAATGAACTTCGAGCCCTTGGACACAAACAGGCGCTTGCCGTACCGCCAATGAGACGTCAATGGCGGACTGGTGCTATTTGTAAACATCGGCTCGTGCCAACTAGCATCAATCGACCACCCGGCAGCCGCCAGGAATGTCTGGAAGGCTTCGAGCAGGTCGTTGAGATTGACAACCGTCCCAGTCTGATAACTCATGCGAATTTTCGAATCACATAGGACGGAAACACAACGTACTCGTCCGTTGAAATCGTGTACGTGGAGCCAGCAGCAAAGTTGTCTGTTGTAGCCTGATAGACCCACGGCATAGTCCCCAGGAGACTCCACCCGCCACCAGACAGCAGCGACCCTAGATCTCGCTCCGCAAACCACATTGTCGGGAGGAGGATTAGACCGCCTGTTAGGGTCGAGAGTGCTTTCGTGCGCAGTGTCCCCCACCGAACCATAGTTGGCCCCGGATCATCCTGCGATGGGTCTACCGAGTTGCCTGTGAGGGCCATCGTGGTCGAAGCCATTCGCTTGCCTGTTCCGGCATCATTCGACAACGTCAACCATTTTCCGACCCACGAATCTACGTCCGCGCGAACGAACACGTTCGGAGAAAAGCCCCACACGCCACCAGGAGGTGGAGGAGCAAACAACTGAGATGCATGCGAACCTGAGCGCCCGTTGGAGGCCCCAAAGTAGAATCCACCTGTCCAATTATCCGCCTTTACCACATCGCCAGCAAACAGATGGTTGTAGATTCCTGGTGCTCGGAGCGCGACACAAATGAAGTTGTCACCGGAAGGGTCCGCGAACATCCAGTACGTGATCGCCGTCGCAGGCAAGTCCATGATCACCGGAGACGTGTCTGTGACTGCAGAATTCAAATTGTGTGGGGCTCCTGCGACCTGCCACCAATTTTCAACTGGGGTCGGCAAGACGAATGGGCTACTGCCCCCGAGGATGGCAATGCCATTCCCCGCTGGATTCGAGCCGTTGTAATTGTTGAAGCCCTCGCTGGTCAGTGTTGAACGAAGCGCAATGTGCTTCGAGCCCTTGGTCAGATAACAAATCCGGCCAGATAGCTGAAGCGCATTGCTATCAATCGTCCATCCTGCCCCGGTAAGGAATGCGATGAGGATATTTATCAGGTCATTTGGATCTGCCGCGACACCTGTTTGATAACTCATACCAGCCTCACGCAGCAGTACCGATCCCTCGTCGTGCGAAACACATCTTGGACGACCAACCAGGAGTCGCCGCCGACCGTGAGAATATCCTCCGAAGCAATACCCTGCCCGGATGTCGCAGCAATCCCGTCGAACTCACCGTAAATCTCCGGCTCACTGCCCGACAGAATAATCGGGATCACAACAGACTGAGCGGCAGCCCCCAGGTTCTGCTGAATATTCGACATCCCAGACTGATATGGCCAGATCCCGCTGTCGGCTGCGTCGATGTAGTTGCCTTGATTTAAGGACGTACTGGCATACAGATTTTTCCATACGCCATTGTTCGTACGAAGCCGCGCCTGGGAGAAATTCCCGTTCAGATTCCCCATCGGGAAATTGTGGTTCTGATTCCCTGGGTTGGACCATCGCCACAGCGGGTCAGTCAACGACGGTTCCGCACCGTGCGACTGCGCCCCGCCGACGAACAGTGGGTAGGGGAACTGCGAGGGTGATGCGTACTGATTGATGAACCCGAGGTACATCATGCAGTACACGGTTGACACTTTCGCTATCATGATGCACCGTCGGCCATTGGCGATGAACCAATAGGAGATCGGGCTGTTCCAGAGCGGAACGAACACATCCTTCATAACTCCTGGCTCGGCACCAAAGGTCAGTGCCGCGTCAAAGCCGGAGAATCCGGCGATGCGCCAGTTGTAGTAGTCGGCCGTCACATTCTCGAACGTCGTGATGCCGCTGAAGATCTGGTCCGTCCCACCATTGCCGGGCGCCCGGAGAATGAGTTCGTCCGCCGCGCCAGCCGCGCCTGTGGTGTAGCGCAAGGCCGTCCAGGCTTGTGTGCCAAGTGCTGCGCCGGTCAGGAATGTCTTGAGCTTCAGCAGCAGGTCTTTGTAGTTTGTCGCCGTCCCAATTTCCACAGCCATTAGCCTATCCCCAGTGCGCGCCGGATTTTGACAGCGTTCTTTTCGATGAATCTTACTTGTGCGGCCTGACCAGAGGGACTCTCGAGGTGCTTGATAACTAGACCGTCTTCTAGGCCCACAGTAAGGCGGTTGTCGATGGAAGCGTCGTTGGATGTACTGGCAACCAAGCCTCCCTCCGCAAAACCGTGCGTCCGTCTTCGAACCCTTGCGGGTGACCGTCCCAAGGAGTTGATCCCTTCCAGCAGATTCACGCCAACAGTCTTGACAGCCTTGGCGTTGATAACGTACTCACCGTGAGACAACCAGGCGGGAATACTGTCCGACGTAGAGGTCCCCGGTCCAGTAATATATCCACCGGAGGCCGCGGAAACGCCAGAGCGAACATCTCCGGAGAGTAGTTGTGCGGGTTGGCTCCCGCCACCCCCTCCTACCAAGCCACCGCCTGCGAAGCCGAAGAACTTCAGAGCATTCTGAATGATCAGTGTTGCCAACATCTGGGCCGCGATCTGGCGCAGAGAGTCAACGATCTGACGGCCTACCGACTTGACGCGCTCGCCCCAGTCCTGGAAACCCTGCGCGGTTTCATCCAGCAAGTTCGCGATACCCGTCTGGAACGTTTCTAGGGCACCTTCCTTGAGCTCAAGAAGATCATCCCGAGCGCGCTTGATGGTCAACTCCCACTGACCCAACTGAAGACGGAGATCTTTTACTGCCTGGAGACTTGCTGGGTCTTGTGTGACAGCGGCCACTTTCTCCATGATAGGCAGGATAGCGGCCAGTTTGTCGTGAGCCACCTGATACGAATCGGCGAGTTTGTTCTGGGCCTGTCTTTGCGTGATAGTATGCGCTTCCAACTGGGTGTTGATATCTTCCTGCTCGTTCTTCAGGTTGTCCTGAATCACCTTGACTTGGCGCTCGAAGTCCTGCATCTGCGCTTTGGCATTATCGATATCAAACAGGTTTGCTACGATCTTCGCGCCGTCAGACTTCGAGTTCTTGATAAGACGCTTCTGCATCTTCTGGAACTCACCCTCAACCTCGAGCGCGCGAGCTTCGGCATTCTTACCCTGATCTTTCAGGAGCTGGATCTGGGCCTTACGAATTTCGTCGTCCAACTTCTCCAACGCCTGGCGGAGCTTCTCGGCGTTGTCTTGAGCCACCTGAATTCGTTCTTCCGAAAGCTGGTGAATGTCGGACTTGATCTTATCCCTGGCGTCGTCTGTCTTGGCGGCGTTAAGGAGGATATTCTGAGCACGAATCTGCTCGTCAATAGAATGCTGCTGCGCCTTGGTGAGCTGGCTGTAATACTCGTCGTAGCTGATCAGATTTTGATCCAGCGCGATTTTCAGGTCACGCTGCTGACGAGAAAGTTCGGCCTTTGCGGCAGCGGTGATTCCTGCGGCCAGTTTGCTCGGGTCACGCTTGACGTCGTTGGGATCGTTGGTCGTAACAGTCGCGAGGGTCTTGGAAGTCTCCTTGACCTTCTTCGTTGTCTTGTCCGCAGCCTTCCCCATTTCGTCAAACTGCTTAATCACATCCTGTACAGCAGACTTGCCGTTGGCGAAATCGCGGAAGATATCTTTCGCAGCCTCCCCGGACTCGTTCAAGAACCCTGCGACCTTATTCGCAGTCTCTTTCAACGAGTTCGCCATGTCCTTGTCGAAGAACTGCACGACGGAGGCGATAGTGTCCAAGAGGAGGATAAACGGGTTCAGGATCAGCTTGAGGATGGTCTCGCCGACTATTCCTAACACCCCAACAATGAGTTTAAACCCATCCCTTAACCCTGCAACAAATAACGCAGCCATACGTAAAGCCACGTTGAAGAACCCCAGTTCCGTCGCACCCCCCACAAGGAAGGTTACCACCTGGGCTATGTCTTTGAGGAGGCCTTTCACCTGACCAACGACAAGTTTGAAGGACGCAAAGATGTCGTCAACGATGAACTTGTTTTCCTTGAGCCACCGGCTGAATTCCTCCGCCCCCTTGATACCAGCGCCAATGGCATCCGCAAGGAGTGAACCAAGCTCCCCGAAGACATCCTGCGCAACTTCAATGATGCCCGAAAACTTCTCAGAGATCCGGGCATTCTTCATGTCAAAGATATCTTCCAGTGACTTGATACCAATTTGTTTGAGCTGCTCGAACAGCGGCTTGGTGGCCTCACCTGTCAACTGCTGGAGCGCCTCCTTGATATTCGACATGGAGCCGGAGAACGTCTTCGCTGTCGCTTCACCGGCGACGCTGAACGCTTCCAGAC